GCAAGGTTCCTGAGTTTGACGGCGGAGTTAACGCCAGCAGCATCCTGCCGTCGTGTAGGAAGTACCGATCGGACCCTGACAATTGAAACGTCATGGCCATCATAGTACTCTCTACCACAAGACTCCCTGAACCTTCCGGTCCAGAAGGACTTGTCGACGTTTACCCGGTGTCCAAAAACCCCGAGTTCGTCCACGACGGACAGCACATAGTCTCTGGGAACGATAATATCGTCCCCGAAGACACGCACCTTACCACGAAGACCCAAAAGGTCCTCACGGGTAAGTGTAGTGCTGAGCTCTCGTTGAATCCCTAGGCAGATCACGGTCAAAAAGACCATGGCCTCCACGGGGAAACATAGAGCTGAACCCATAGAAGCGAACTTGGCAAGGCGGATAACGCCATGGCCAGGTACATCAGCCTTCCGGGACCGTGACGCTTGGACTGCCTCAAGCAAATGAGGAAAGTCCTCCATCATGGCCCGTACATGCTGATTCGAGACTCTATCGGAAGCTTCACTCAGATCGAGTGTAGCGAGATCGCCGCTGAGCGATCCCTGGCAGGCCATTTCCTGATTAGGGACTTGGTCGTCCAATCCGATAGCGCTAGAGAGGAAACTATCCTCAAGAATAGCGCTGCGAATCAATGCGAGAATCGACTGCTGTGCGAATTGCATGGCAGCCGGTTCGATAGCAATGACTCGAGGAGCCTTGAGCGTCTTAGGCACTGTGATAACCCTCACGGGCATCTCAGCGCCGGGTTCGGTGAAGTCAAGCTCCTGACTTAATTCTTCACGGAAGTGAAGATTTGGGATCAGAAACTCTTCAGCGGGGAAAACCCGCTGAAGACGAGCAGGCCAGGATCGCAGGGTCCACTTACCATTGCTGGTGAGTTTCTCTGCGACAGCGCCTGGACCGTGCCGTCCCCGATGTCGACCCCAGTAGATATCTCTATCTACTTTGGCAAACATATCGGAGAACAGCATGTTGGACATATCCTTGAACTCAGCTAAATACTGAGGATCGAGGAGAGAGTCCGACACCTTGACTCCACGCTCACACTCGACAAACTCTGCCATTGCTCGCCTCTCGCGTTTCGGACTTACAGTCCGAGATCGGGCCCCTTCGCGGGGGTCCGACGGGAGGGCGATCTTGCC